TCAATGATATACTCTACACCATCAAGATTAATAACTGGCTTTTCTTTTTTTTCTTTAGCCATTATTGACTCCTTGTTTGTTTAACAATTACAATCTTTGCATTTACAGCATTTACACATATTATGATTCCTTACTATCTGCATACGCTTTTTTAATTTCATCTGTCCACAATACACCAGCTAATGCTTTCAATTCATCAGACTCGCCACTTACATCTGCATCTGGCATAAATGCCTTTCTATGGTATGAAAATGATATTTCTTCACCATCTTCCATAATAGATGTTTTACAGCGTTCTTGGATACATTTGTATTCTCCACGCACTTCATAATCGTATGTATTCTTTTTTTCTAAAGCCATTTTAACTCCTTGTTAGTTCCAGTATAGTATCCACTATACAAAATATGTTACATTTACTGCTATAGCTGTGGAAGCAATAATTGAATTTGCTGAATCATTTATTATAGAATTACCATTTCCTGCATAAACACGAATCCGAGCTTCAGCTTCAATGCCAACTACAACAAATTGGTTTACATCAAGCCCAGAAACCCCATACACTGTTACACTACCACTACACCTTTTTGAAAGCCCAGTTCCATCTCCAAGTGCAAATGGTACGCTAAATGTAAAAAATCCATCTGGGCTACTTACAGAACTGACACTTAGTAAGCCATTAACAGTTACCATACTTCCAATTTTTACATAAGATAATTTGTTATTAGTACCATCAAGAGTAATAGTTCCAGAATTACCACAAGTAATAACTGATGTATGTTCACCTTCTTCGTAATTATCTAATGTATTAACATCTCCACTTGGGTTCGCACTTGCATCATCTGGAAAGTTTATCCCTGTTGTAACATTCACACCAGCACAATGAACTGTAGCACCACTATCTTGTGCCATATAAACGTCAGTTACAGACTCATTCCCAAGTACAACTGAATTGTCGGCTACTCCATCTGCACTGTAGCCAATGATAGTCTGATTAGCTGGTGTGGCACTTGAAAACCGAGTACCTGAACCTATAATTACACATTGGTCTGGGGAAGTTGCATCATTATCAGAAGAATCATACCTTCCAGCAGATAATCCAATAGCTACGTTGTGTTCTCCATTAGTATTGTTCTCAAGAGATGAAGCCCCTACCGCAGTATTATATCTGGCTGTAGTGTTATCTGCTAAAGCACTACTTCCAACTGCAACATTGCTGGCTCCTGAGGTAACAGCACCTAAGGAAATGTATCCAACTGCTGTATTATTATCAGCATCGGCAGTCATATTAGCA